AACTTTGTTGATGAAATCAACTTCAACCTTTGCGCTGTTAATGATGACCTGTCCAACTTCGCAGATTGCTTTTGCACGGTCCAATTCCATTGGATTTTCTGTGTCTGATAATGCTTCCAGTGTAGCGAATAAATGATTGCGTAAATCTTCAATTTTGTTTTTCATTGATTTTCTTTTTTAGTTTGTTTTTTAAAATGATTAATTCTTGAATTTGTTGTGGGTATTGGTGAATGGTATTTCTTAGCATGTTGTCCGCCTGGCTGATCATCTGCAGGTTGTTGATGTCAAAGTTATGCATGTTGTTGTCTTTGAAGATTACAACATGATTTGCAGGAACAGGACCGTTCACCTGTTCCCAAATGTGCCGATGCTTCAACACCCAGTCAGCATCTGCAAGTTTCACATAAGTGTAACCCTCATGATCAATGCGTTCTGCACCTACTTTTTTGATGTTACCTGGTTTATTGCCAGGTTTAAACATTGTGCGCCTGCATTTCTCATACATTTCTTTGGACATTTTTTGTCCTTTATTATGTGATACCTGCCCTTTCTTGAACTGGTATTGTTTACCCGCTTCTGCAAGTTTCTTTGCTTCAATTTCAAGCAGTGCTTTCATGTGCTTAAATGATTTCTTTAATCCTAAATCATATGCTTTGCCATTTACACCGCCGATTGGTCTGTTCATGATTGCAGCAATGTCTGCAGTTTTCATGTCGCTGTAATTGTCCGTAAGAAATTTGATTTCTTGTTCGGTCCAGAAGTTTCTGTTCATTTAAAAAAGTTGAAGTTGATTGTTTACTGATTCAATAGGTTTATTAATCCAATACTTTGCAAGTGCTGTGTTCTTACAACGTTCGTATTCTGCAGATGCCATCAATTTGAATTCATTTAATAGTTCATCATTACCAAGGTATTCAGCAGTAATGATTGCAGATTGAATTGCTTCTTCAACTAATACAGCACCAATTTCAAAGTGCTTCCGAAAGATTTCTTTTGCTAATTGTTTAGTGTTCATTTTTGTTTAGTTTAGTTTTAAAAATATGTGCGTTGATTGGTCGCACCCCCACGTCTTTGGTAAGGTTAAAGCGAAGTATAAAGACCTGTTGCTTTTGTAAATAATGTTTGTAATTGGTCAAAGTAAACATCTTCAAATTTTACTTTTGTAGTGATGTTAGATTCTTTGTCTGCAGTGAAGAAATCCATGTCATATAAATCTTTGCCATTCAAAGTAATTTTCAACCATTTTGCTTTTGCTTTGTTTTTGGTTAAATTCATTCTTAAATAATTTTCAGATGCAACAAAGTTTTTGCTTCCTGTCATTACGATGAATTTGTTTCCGCCTAATTGGTTTAAGATTGTTTGTGCTACTTGCATTTTGTTTAGTTTTAGTTTTTGATTGTTTCGTTTAGAATGTAAAAGTATAGGTAATATTTGAAACTGCAAAACATTTTTCAAATTATTTTTACAAATCTTACCAAATGCAGTGTGGTAAAGGAAAGAAATTTATAAAAAAAAAATCCCGATGTAGAAACATCAGGACATTTTATTCACTAAACAAAAACTAAACGAGAACACAAACACTATTTTTTGAAATACAATTCTGCTTCTGCAACCCTTCTTCTTGTCAATCCCTTTAACTCCATCAATTGACCGCCTACACGTGCCTTATTCCACTTCATAAATTCATCTTTTATTGTAGGATCATTCGGGTTAATCAATATCTTCTTTTTTAGTGTTGATTTCGCAAACGCACCAATGCCTAAATTATAGACAAATGACAGGCAAGAATCAAACTGATTTTGATTAAGATTTAACCCCTGCAAAGATATTGATTTATTCTTCAATTCCCACATCAATAATTGATTCCCCTGGTCTTCATTAATAGTATCACCAATCTTGATTTTTCTGCCATCTTGATACATAGTTGATCCAAATCCTATGGTGACCACACCTGCAGGACATAAATATGCTTTTGCTTTGTACCCCTCAAACATCTTGATTAAGTTGATACAGTTCTGTGATGCTGTCATAATTTTTTAAGTTGTATTACATTACACAATATCGAACATAAAAGTGCTATTATAAGCCACATTATCCAACGATTCTTTGTAGTGACTTTGTTCTGTAGTTTGTTGTTTTCGGTAATTAATTTATTACTTTCTTCACCGCACTTAATCAAATCAAATCTAATACTGCTTAATTCAGCAGAATCTTTGATGACCTTTACAATAGTTTTAACAGGTTGTTTTGTCGCAATGATTACAGGTCTGTTAATTAGTATTGTTTTGTTCTTTACAAGCCATATTGTGTCCTTTGGAATTTCTTCATATTCATTAATTTTTATGGCAGTGTAAACAGTATCAAAACTTGTAATTGTATCAACTTTTGATATTATACACGGGAACGAATCCTTGCAGAATTTGGCAAGTAATTCAGGGTGTTTTGCATTTATTTTGTCAAGTTTCTTTGATGGATTACAAGACAAGATCATCACCATCATCAGCACTGGTATCAAATATTTGTTCATAGATATTATTTAAAGATTCACTAATTATGCTTATTGCCTGGAATTGTATTGTTTTGATTATTGCCCTTTCATCTTCATTCATTAAGCCAGTATCAAGTAAATCAATGGCGCCAAGTGAATTAAATGCTGCAGCAATGTATTCGCTGTTTCTGTCATCAATTTCAAATTCAATGTCATCTTCTAACATAACTTACCATTAATGATTGAATAATTCTTGACTGTATAATCACCATTTTTTTCAATTTGTATGTGCGCAAATCCATGCATTGTGTTACCAACCAATGGTGAATAATCTGCACGCAATTCACAAAGACAACCTGTGGACCAACAACTGATAATATTGCCATCTAAATCGGTTTCCGGGTGATGTGACGGTCTATGCAGATGTCCAACAATTAACGATTGCTTTGCCCTTAAGAATGCGCCACGTGACGGATTAACCGGTGTGAATACTCCTTTGAAAATATGATGACCATGTGTGATTGACAACTTCCCTGCTTTTACAAGAACTTTGTCATCAAGTATTTTCACTTTAACCTGGTTAAGTTGCAATCTTTCTTCCAGGTAAAAATAATCATCGTCCCAAATTTCACGGACTTTTGCATGTAAGAACTTTTCCCATCTTACACAATGATTGCCTTTTAACCAGTAGATTGATGCCTTTGGAAATGCTTTTCTTAGTTGAACTAAGAATTCTTTTGTTGCATCAAATTCCTGTTTAATAGACCGCTTCTTAACGTCATGTTCGAAACGGCTCACCTGGTGCATGTCCAGCAGGTCACCGTTTATGAAGATGGTATTTACTTTCTGTGCTTTGCCATAATCTAATGCTATAGTGACTGCAGATATGTTATGGTAAGGAATATGCAAATCACTAATAAGAAGAATATTATTACAACATGCCGGTAATATAAACGGTTCACGTTTTTCTTCGTAAGATTCAGGTAATTTGTATGGATTGTCACTTCTTCTTTCTTTCATGTAGAATTCAGTGTGTTTTACTTTTTGTCTGTTTTTAACTCCTAATTTACCTTCAATGTATCTTAGCAAAGTGTAACAATTTTCAATCTTATCAAATGTCAAATTGTTGTCTGCATAGACAATGCGTGCCAGTTTCTTTGTTGGCATTTCAGGAAATCTTTTCCTGTACTCCCGGCAAATGTCACTTTTACTCTTTGCCAAAAAATTGACCTGCTGAATTAGTAAATAAATTCTTCATGATATAGGCAAGTGCTGTTGTTAATGCCATTGTTCCGATTGACTTCCAATCAAATACAAGTGATCCTGCTTCAACAGTTTGGTAAACAACGGTAATTACTGTTGATAAAACTGCCATGATAAGACCTTTTAAAAAATCTGATGTGTTTAAATTCAAAAATGTACTGTTCATATTTATTGGTTTATTTGGTTTCTAAATTGGTAATTCTTGTTTCATGATTATCAATGTCTGATTTAATCACTTCAATGTCTTTATTGATGGCAACATCAGACATAAGAATCTGTTCGATCTTCTTTTCAAACCTGTCTATTTTCTTAAGAAAGATATTGCTTACAAATGCAACCAGTGCAAAGATTGCTGTCATTAAAAAATTTGTTATCATTGCTGTTGTCATAATTTATAAATTAAAGTTTGTGCATGTTCAGGAATTTCTTGATCTACAATTTCAAAGATTTCAGGATTTTCAACAATAGATGGGTGTTGATTTAATGGCAATGTCCAACCAATTGTATAAACAACTGTGTAAGCAATTAAATCGCCTGTCTTATTTGTTACATCTAATTTCTGTCTTATGTGTATCATTGTGCGAAATATTGAATTGTTGCGTTAAAAATACGATATGAAGCATTTGATGCTTGATTTATAACAACTTCATAATCATTTACTAAACCTGTATTTTGTCTTAAAAATACTTTTGAAAATAGCCCTGCAACAGCAGTTGTATTTGTTACCATAAAACCACTACCATAAGCAATAATTTCATTATTTGCTGTTAATCCTGTTGGTAATATTGGTGCAGGCAATCCGTCTGGAATTTCAATTGCTACTTGTGATAATGATCCAACTGTTGCATATGTCAATGTAATATGTAATGTAACTAAATTACCAATTTGCGACCATCTAAAAGAATGATTTGTTGCACCTGATGGTGTTGTTGCACCTGTAAATGTTATTGAATCTGAATAAGTTTGATTTCCAAACTGTTTAAAATTTTGCGTTGTTACATTTGCTGTTGCATTTGTATTGTTTGCCATTATTGAATAAGCAGGAATAGATTTGCGCTGCAATGCTGATGTATCACTTATGTTTAATTTCAATGCAACATTTGACTTTGTTGCAATTGTTGTTGTTGTATCAACCACTGAATAAATGCTTTTATTTTTCCAAACTTTCTGTGTGTCTGAATAAACAATGATTTGATTGTTTATTAAATTATTTATTTGGACGTCATGCACTTCATCTAATTCCACACCGTTTTGTGGCTTAATGTATGCCAGACCATTCCCATTATTTGCACGTTCTACTATGCCAACAAAAACAGCATGATAAGGTGCTTGCGGTTTAACCTTTGTAAATTGTCCATCAAGAGAATCCAACCATAAAACATCACCTTCTACATATGATCCAAGATTCAATTTTTCAACCTGTCCCTGTGTTGTAATAAATCCATTTGCACCTGCAAGAATATTATCTCTAACAATACCAAATGTTTTTGAAGATGTAGAATCCTGTTTATTGTTTGCCCTTTTTACAGATGCAACACTTCCATTTGCACCAAACAAATAAACAACTTCACCCCTTAATAATGTTGTTCCTGTTGCGTTATGTACTTGCGCAATAACAACTTTTGCAGTATCACTTCCAGCGCCACCGCCAACACTGTCTTTGATTGCAAACCTATTCGCACCTACAAAATATATTATTGAATCTTTACCTGGTGTTCTTTCTATTCTATTGACAAATTTATTTGTTGTGTCTGATGTTAATGCAATTGTTCCGCTTGTTGATGGTGCTTGAAGTTCTACATTTCCATCAGCAGTTTTAATTTGAACAAATTGACCTGCACCCCCACCAAATTTTAAATAACCATTAACACCATCATTTACATTCAATATTTCATCACCAGTATTTGATCTTGTAATGACAAAACTTCCATCACCAAATCTGTTTAAAAGAATTGAATCACCGCCATTTGATATTCTTAATGCTGGAACTGATATTATATTTGTTGTTGTAGCACCTGCATTTGTTACCTGTTGAAGTGTTGGTGTTGGTGTTGTTCCAATACTATCTTTATATTGAAATATAAACACCCCATTTTTACGAGCAAATATAGAATCATTACTGCGCCTTAATGAATCAATGCGTTGATTGATTCTGTTGCTTAAACTTGTTGTATCTGTTGATGTTCCGCCACCACCGCCGATTGATGTCCATTTCGTTCCATTGCCTAAGTAAATAGCACCATTAAGTGAAACAGCACCAAGTTTATTAATAACCGTGTCTGTTGGCATTATGAATGCTTCACGTGCCTGTAGTCTTTTGTAACTGAAACCATAATCATAAGACTTGAAATATTTGTTTGTGTCATTCGTGTTCACCTGTGCTTCTGCAAACAAAGTAAATAAACAAAGTAAGAATGTAATTAATTGCTTCATATTATCTGTAAAGGATTTGTAATTTTTGTTGCTCTTGTAATTCCAATGGTAATGTGATTGATCCTGTCGCTGCATCAAAATAATATTCTTGCATTGATGGAACTGGCAAACCTGATGGTGTGGACAAATTCTGTCCAACAAAAACAAGCAGCAATGTTTTATTAATCAATTCAGGAATAACTTTTGTTTCAGTTTCACTGGCTGTTCCAATGTAAACATATTTCAAAACAGAATCCTGATTGAATGTGATTGTTTCAAATGGTGATCCCGGCTCAAACACTACATCATCTGCAGGAACAGCACATCTGTCTGATAAATAATCAACTCCTATTGTTACATTCGTTCTTACTGCAACAGTCAAATCTTCAAACTTTTCACGGAAGTATTCAAGATCATAGTTTGTTGTAATGGTCCATACATCTTGAAATCCTGAATAGTTCAACATTGCAAGATAATCTTCTGCAATACTTGTCAAATCAGACATCAAATCAATTTCATTTGCACCTGTCTTTGTTGAAACATCTATAAGATCAAGAAACCAAATATCAAAGTTGAATTTAGTTTGCTTGTCATCTTTGTTGATTTCAGATTTGTTTATTTCAACAAAACAACACGGATAACGCAAATCACCATTTGCCAACCATTCAACAATTTCACCAAAAAAGAAATGGTTAATTTGTTGATGACTTAATGCAAGTTGTTCCAGTTTTTTTATTACTTGATTTAATGTCATTTTTCTTTTGTTTCTGCAAGAAAACTTTTAACTTTTCTTCGTTTGTTTTATTGATATTTTTACCCATAATTAAAAACGTGGCAAATTGCTTTGGTATTTTTCTTCGTATGTTTTATACTCACTTTGATAAGGTGATACATCACCAAGATAAATTGGATTGCTGAAACCCTGTCTTTCCGGAATAACTGTATCAACACCTGATCCTGGATTGATGTATTCAGGAAACATTGTCGGTGCATTCTCTCTCAAATACAAACGCATTCTTTGCGCATATTCTTCTGCCCTTCTTTTGTACTTTGCAGCAACCGAAAACAAATCAGACATTGATGGTGTGACTGAACTATCTGTTGTCTTTTGTGCAACCCCTTTATTCCAAAACTGATAAGTCAAACCCAATGGTAATTCGCTGATTACATAGTTTGCAAGTGTATCAATGATGTAATCATCAACAAGCACTTTGTAATTTCCTGTAAGTGTGTTTGCATTGATGTCTGTCAATAACTTGTTGAACAATGCTGATCCGCACAATGGCAAAATGAACATGTCCTGTGCTGCTTTGATTTCAGGAAACACAAGTTTTTCATCTATGTTGTCATGAACAGCAGTTCTGTCTTTCAACATCTGAACACTGATCATTAATATATTTTTACTCATTGCAATTATTTTTTAATAACGATGTTTGTTTTCCACATGTGCCTGCATTCTGCAGAAATTCCTTTGCCCTTTCCACGATTCCAAAATCCGCCCTTTCTATCCCATAATGAATAACCCAATTGTTCAGATATTTTTTCAATTTGAACACGTGAAAATAAACGTGGCTTTGCTAACATTTCCCTGCAGAATGGTCTTGTTCCAGGTATAATCTTTGGACCTACTCCAGGTCTTACTTCATAAGAATAACGAACAAGAATTTCAGGCAATTTCTTTGAAACATCACCAAGTATTGATGTTAAACTTTTTGTCAATTTTCTTGTCACCAATGTTTCGCCAAGTGCTGTTGTTTCTGTACTGGCAATGTAGCCATCTGTTTCAAGTTTTTTCACAACTTCTGATGCATAACTTTCATCAATATCGTTGGCAATTGCAATATCTTTTACTTGAACATTTGGATTCTTTTGAATCATCTTCAAAACATTCGCTTCAAGATCAGTGACATTTGCAGATATTTTGAACACTTCTTTTTTGTAAAAGTTATCTTCAAAAGATTTCACTTCTGCATCAGATATGAACTTTGCTTCGTTGGTATAAATGAAATGAAATTTTTCACGTTGTTCGCCGTTCTCAATCAGCATGTTTGCCACATCAACTTCATTGTGATGTTCTGAAAATGCTGCTTCACTTGTTCCAAGATACATTTTCACATCTTCATCTTTGAAACCAAATCCTGATTTAAGCATGTGTGATGCCTGGTCAAATGTCAATTGTCCTTTTGTATATTGTCTTACTATTCTATTAATCTGCTGTAATTGTCTGCCAGTTAAGTTTGTCAAAACACTATTGATTGATGATTCATCTTTCATTGTGTCCGGTGCAACAACAGGTGTATTTGCAACCGCTGTTGATGTTGCTTGTTCTGTTGGTGTTTGGACCAATGGATTTGGTGACAATCCTGCAAGTGACCTGATTTCATCTGCAGTCATTGATTCAAGCACTTTGTTTGCAACCAATGGTGAAAGTGAATTTATGCTGTCACTGATAATTTGTGCCTGTGTTTTCACACCAACTTCCGGTGCTATTGTAGAAATACCTGCAACCGTTGTATCAAAATATTTTGAACTATCAACACCCATCTTTTCAAGAATCCATGATTTTGGCGCTGCTTGAATTAATGATGCATCAGTAAATTCTATTCCAACAGGATCAACAGAACAAATGAATAATTCATTGTGAATTCCCTTTAATTTTGCAATATAGTTGAACACCTTTTCAAGTGTTCTTTGCTTTGCTGATGCATAAGTATTATTGAAAATGTCATAAGCCATTTTCAATTCATTACGTGATCCAAGTTTGCCCGGCTCACTAATGCCAAATAATACAGGTGAAGTTATCTGATGACCTGCCATCAAGTTTGCAGTAATCAATGCATCAACCTTTTGGAAATCTTCTTTTGTCAAATCTGATGATCCTAAATCAACAACCGTTGGCGCCTTTGCAGGATCATTGTTAAATGAAACAATTATCTTTGATCCATCAGCACCTGTGAACTTCTTTTCAAGTCTTTTCTGAATGTCACGTTGCATTTCAGGCGCCGGCTCACCATTGAAAAAGTTTATTAATTTAGTCGCACTAAATCCAGTCTTCGCATTTGTAAGTGTGTGTTTACTCACTTCCATGTCACTTTCCACATAGTTCATTGCACCAATGTAATTTGGCAAAGGATAAGTTCTTAATCCTGGTCTATATTCTTTGAACTGAAATATAGATGCCTTATCCATTTTCTTTTCATTGAATGCAGGATATTCTTTCGGCTTGTCACGATTAGTTGTCCAGTCATTCTTATAAAAGAATTGTGATGAATCTTCATTTGCACGTACACGGTTGAAATCAAGATGGTAAATTTCAGCAATTTCACCAATTCTGTTTGGAATAATATTCAAATAAAAACCGCCAAAAATTTCAATATCAATTGCACATTTCTTTGCAATGTCATTCAAACTTTCATTTGCACTGTTCACCTTAAAAATGAATCTGTCCGCAATTGGATCATCTACTTTACAATAGAAACCTTCGCCGAAAATATACGTTACCTTACCATTGATTATGGCATTGTGTTTTGCCGACTTATTAAATAATTTTATCAAGTAGTTAGGGTAATCATTGTCTTCACCAAAATAAACGTATGGCTTACCACGAACTTCTTTAAAGTCTGGAATCTTGCTGTCATCAAACTTTAATACTATTATATTATCCTGCATAAGTGCTAAATGTTGTTGGTGCTGAATATTCATTGAACACATCAACTGGTGTTGCTGCTTGATTCAAATCCATTTTACCCGATTCAATTAAATTTAAACCTGTTGTATTTGTATTTGTTGAACTTAATTGTTCATAAACTTCATAAGTATATTTCCCGATTGATGCATTTGCAAACAATCCTGATGCAAATGTAAACTTGTTGTATCTGTACTTGAATTGACTTAAATCAGAACTTGAATTCTTGATTACATTGATCACTGCTTTTGTTGTTTCATGTGTAAATACAAACAAATAGAATGCATTCGCAATTGTTGTCAATTCCGTTAATGTAACAATTACATCTTTGCTTTGTCCTTTAACAAGTTGTATCATTAATTATAAATATCAAAAACGTTGTTTTGTGTCAAAAAAAAATCTTCAACTTATTAGGTTGAAGATTTTTATTTATATAGATTTAGATTTTCTATGAAGTGATTCCTGCAATAATTCCTGCAGAAACTTCCTGTGCGAATGCTGGTTCAGCACCATCAAATTCGAGAGTGTATCCGTTCCGGTCCCCCATTTTTGTTCCGGTTTCACCTTTGATTGTAGAAATTACAAGACCATTTGTTGCACCTAAAAACCAATACTTTCCGTTTCTATCACCTGCAACACAAACAAGTAAATTCTGAGCAAGTAAAGAAATTTCATTTCTTGTATTTGCTTGCATCTTGTTCAACATGATTGTCAATTTCTGTGCTGAAAACACTGTTCCATTTTCTTCACTTACAGTCAATGTGTCTTCAAATTTACTTGTTTGTTTTACAAGTGCATATTTGTAGAACTTCTTTCCTGCTGCTTTTGTAATGGCTGTTACAACACCTGATGCTTCTGTAAATGAAGTTAAATTTCCTAACTCCATGAAGTAAACTTCTTTTAAACCGCCGACCGAATCTCTACAGTCCAGGTTATATGATTGTGTTAAATTACACGGCATGGTATTTTTATTTAATTATTTGAAAAATTGGTGACCACATTTAAGTGATCACCATTTTAATTTTATTATGGTACTAATTTGAAAGAAACGATTTCTGCAGGGAATGCAACTTGAATTCCAAGTTTCCATTCTGCAACGAATCTTACTTCCATTGCTTCTTTTGCGTAGAAAATTTCCCACTTATCTTCTTCTCCTAAGATGTCACAACCCATGTAAAGGTTTGAATCTCTGATTGCAAACAATCTGTTTGTTCCATCAAGACCATGGATTGCACTTAACTTGTAAGCAGTACCAGGGATTGTGAATTCACCATTCTCATAAGACAATTGTGATGCACCATAGTTGAACAAGTTTGCATTTACATATGCATCAACAATCACGTCAAACACTTCCCAACCGCAATACAATCTTACATCTGATTTCCCTTTAACACGTGCAGGAATTGCGTTCTTGATTCCTTTAACAATTGTGAATGCATTTGCAACTGTAATACCTGTTGCAACTGTTATGCCTGTTGGATTACCATTCACCGCAACTGTTGAATCATCAATCAATTTGATTAAACCATCAAATTTGTTTAAGTTCACGTTTGCTGATCCTGTGTTCCCTTGCCATAAAGCAGTTTCTAATTGCTCAGCAATAACCTGTGCTTTCATGCCAGTGTATTGTTGCTCGAATGGAATACCTTCGTTGATTGATCCTGGTAACAAAGCCAATTGCGTGTACTTCGATTCTAATGTCTTAGGACATAAAGACTCATGAACTTTGAATTTACCCACAGCCAAACTTCTTTGTGTGAATGTGCTTGATCCTGAACTATTGAAACCACATGTTCCGCCAGTTTGGAATACTGCATCAGTATCTAATACGTTGATAGTTTCTGATGACTTTACAGATGACATTACATTTCCAGATGCTTGAATGATCTTTTGTGTTTTTGCATCAAATAAAGATTTTGTTACCAACAATTTTTCGTTTTGTATGGTATAGTCTGCTAATGATCCTACATTAAATCCCATTGTTTTAAATTTATAAGGTTAATAATTTATTTCGGTTTGTTTAATTGCTTTTTAATTTTTTCATTGCTTCAACCATTGATTGAAATCTTTCTTCTTTGTCTTCATTCTTCTGTGCTGTAAACTGATTTGTACTCATTGCAGCAGGTTGATCAACTGGCATTGTTGCCATCTTTTCAATCATTTGTGTAAGCATTGTTATTGCTTCTTTTTGCTTCTTGATTTCTGCTTCTGTTGCCGCCATTTTGCTTTCATATGAAGCACACTTTGTTTCAACTGATTGTACTTTTGCAGCCATTTCTTCCATCTTCTTACCCATTTCTGTTGTGATGGTTTCTTTGCTCAAATCTTCAGTAACACTTTCATCAACTGCTTCTTCTGCAGGTGAAGTGATTTCCATAATTATGCCATCTTTTGTTTCAATCATTGTTCCGTCCTGTAGTTTGTGTTCACCATCAGGCGCCGGTGTTCCGTTGATTGTAACCATTCCGCCAATTGCTAATTTATCACAACTGATTTTTGTTCCATCTTGTAAGATGTAATCAGTCAAACCTGTAACATCAGGATTTGAAGGTGCTGCAGGTGCTTCCGGCATTCCTATTTCAAACAATGCTTTTATCTTATTTATTGTTTCTTGATAATTCATTTTGTGATCTTTTAATTATAAATATCAAATCGTTTTCAGTGTGTCATTTAAGATTCAACTTCTTGAAGAAGTTTCTGAATTTCATAATAGATTTCCTTTGCTGTAAGTTCTTTTTTCTTGTACTCAAACACACCTTCAACACTAAATCCTTTTATTTCACCTGATTTGATTTTTGCCCACACATCAGGATTATTCACTTTAACCCCAAGACACCATGATCCGTCTTTTGCATCTTCATAACCTTTCGGTGCTGGTCTGCCTTCTTCTGAATCTACAATGTAAGATTGGAACGCATAAACACCAGTACACTTTTGATTAGGATCATGCATAATGTTGAAGTTCTTATTGAAATCTTTTTCAAAAAACTTCTGTGCAATCTTATAAATTGTTGCCTTATCAAACACAACATTGTATTCACCAAGTTGTTTGTCATTGCGGTAAATAGGAACATCTGCAAGCATTGCAGGACCAAAGATTTCCTGCTTGTCTTCATTGATTGCAAACGATAATTTCTTTCCGTTACAATTTGAAACGGTTTCTTCTTTTCTAAACTGCAGGAAATTACGTTCAATGGCAGGTGCATCAACCATTGCCACATAATCCACTTGTAATTCTGATGAAAGTTCTTCATCAATTATCAGTAAGTATGTTGGAATTTTATTGTCCATATTAAATAAATATTTTAAAATTTGAATTGTGTCATTTATGCTAATCTTGCAGCACGGTTGATTCTTTCCATTCTTTGTTGTCCTGATGTGATGTCTGATTCAACAACATAAGCACGTGATGCAGTTGCATTCATTGATGCCAGTGTTTGACCGGTAAGTGATGTTGTTGTTGTTTGTTCACGTGGAACTAATGGTGCTGATCCTAAGTTCGGTGTTATTGGTGCTGATCCACCGCCACCGCTTCCACCATTCGGAACTTTAACTGAAAGCATATTTTTAACCGCTGCAAACCCTGTTGTTGCTGCTGAAATTACTGCCGGAATGGCTGCAGGATAACCAAGTTTCACACCCTTTGCAATACCTTCATAAGTGCTGATTAATGCAGATGCAACTGAAATTGCTTTGCCTGCTGTTGTTTGTTTTCCAATAACATTTGCCACACCGTCCAATGCGCCCAAGTAAGAATCAAGCAATTGCTTCTTTGCTTCGTTTTCTGATTTTTTAATTTCTGTGTCTGCTTTGTCAATGTCCTGGCTGTTCTTTAAAAACGTTGCTTGATCAATCAATCCTTTGTCATAATATTCTTGATTCAATGCCCTTTCTACATCAAGCAATCTTCTTCTTTCCGCTGCTTTTAAGTTCTGGTCCTGTGATGCAGTTTTTGCAATTTCAAGTTTATCCTTTGCATCTTTGACTTTATCGTCTTGTTCTTTTTTATTCTTTGCTGCTAATTCTTTGGCATCATCTTCTTCTTTCTTCTTTTTTGCTGCTGCTTCTGCTGCATCACTATCCGCTTTTTTCTTTGCATTGTCCGCTTCCTGCTTTGCATTAATTTCATTTATTTTTGCAAATTCATCTTTCTTTAATTGTTCAATTAATGCAAGTTTTTGTTTTCCGGTTATCTTACCATTTTTGAAATCTTCTTCTGCAATCCTGATGTCATCTTTCAATTTGAATTCTGCCATCTTTCTTTCTTTCTCATATTGATTGGTAATTCCTGCAAGAATTTCTGCTTGCTTCAATTTTTCCATTCTCAATTCATAAGCAGCATTATTTTCATTCTTTTGTCTTCTTTTATCTTCTGCTGCTTTTGCTATTTCTGCACGTTTTGATGCTTCTTCTTTTTCAAGACCTGCAATCTGTGATGCAGTTTTCTTTCCGATTTTTGCTGATTGTGCTGCTGCATCTTCTGCTGCAATAATAAATTTTGAAAGTTCTTGAACTTTGTCTTCATTCACATTCTTCTGTGCCAACAATTCCGCCTTTGCTGCCTTTAAAGATTCAATGGTCCCTTCTTTTATCTTTCCAATTACTTTGTCCCTGGCACCCATTTCCTGTGCAAACTGTTCAAGTTGCACTTGTAGTTTCTGCCTGTTCCATTCTACTACCTTATCAAGTTCTTCTTTTTCTATTTTGGCTGCTTCTTTAAGTGCTGCAATCCTTTGTTTAATTGGAACATTTGCATCACCTGCAATTTCACGTGCTTCTTGCAATTTTCTGTTTGATGTTGCAAGTGATTCCGTTTGTGCTTTCTGTGCTTCATCAAGTTCACGGTTTGCAGTTATTAATCTGCCCATGTTTTGTGATGCTTCTTTTGAACTAACCCCTAACTTATCAGCCATGAATTCCGCTGCCTTAACAAACAAATCAATCAACATAACAAACCCATCAATCAATGGTGTTAAGATTGCATTCATAAACCCTTCAAAGATTCCACTTAATGTTCCCATTGCATCAGACATTTTATCCGATGCTGCGTCCATATCTTTGAACTTGTTAATCAATGCAAGAATGATTGCAGTTAATACTGCAAGAACTGCAATAATTGGATTCGCCTTAAGTATATTCAATGCAGCATTAAACTTTCCTGCACCATCTGCAGCACCCCCTGCTGCAGGTGAAATTGTAGAAATCTGATCCTTTAAATTCTTGAAACTTCCACTGCCTTCTTTTGCACTGCCTGATGTTTCATTCAAAGAATTTCCAAGTTCTTTGTTTGCTTGCTTCAATTCATTCTGTGCCTGTTGAAGTTTTATAAATGCCTGCTTCTGTTCTTCTGTTCCTTCTTTGGTATTCTTGAATTCTTCATTCAGTTTCTTAATTGATGTCTGTAATTCAAGAACACGTGCTGCTGCATTACCTGATTCAACCGTGACTTTTGCGCCTATTTCAACCTGTGCCATATCTTAATAATTTTTGTTTATTACTTTTAATAATTCAACCTTACATGTATTTCGTTGTGTTGCATTGTAGTCAATAATTTTATTCAACCTATACAACACCCCCTGAATAAATATCAATTTGCTAAAATCAAGTTGATTAATGTCCTGTTCATTCAATCTGAAATTTGCAACCAATAATCTTGAATC